AGAGTCAGGGAGAGGAAGCTTGGTAATGTCGCGGAGTTCTTGTTTGCGGACGGCAATGGCTGCGGCGTCAACTTCGTCCGCGACTTCCAGCGCCCTCATGTAGTCCACATCCAGCGCCTCTAGCAGAGGCTTGCGAGCCTCGCGGAACTGGTCGAGGCGGATCGCCTTGGCCTTGTCCATATTGAGGACTGCGCCTGTCTCCTCGTTGAACTCGTAGGCGTCCAGAAAATCAGGGTCGAGGTCGAAGGTCTCCGAGACTACAAACGGTGTGCCCTCTGGAAGGGGCGCGACTGCCGTCTCAACGGAGACGCCTTCAGCGAGCCACATGATGGCGAGTTTATCGTCAGCTTGGGGGTAGAAGATTGGCATACTAGTTGGCGAAAACGGCAAGCATGAATCGGGCGTCGACGGCGGAGGGAGCGCTATTGTAAATCCTCACTTGAATGGTGGTCGGGAGTGATGACGTAACGAACGCATTGGCATAGAGAGCGCCGGCATTTATATCCGGGGTGACAACAGCCACCGCAGAATCGGTGTAGTTTATTGGAAGTTGCACCGTGTAGGCGCCTAGGCCGGTTCTGGTGATCGTGTCGATCCCATAACTGCCAGCTACGAGTCCCCCTGTTGAAGCACCCTTGCCCCACGCCTTCGCAATCTGCCTCTGCTCGTTGGTGCCGAGCTTTGATGCGGTAATTGCTCCATTGGATACCGTGGCGGCAATGGTGGAGTTAGCCGACCCGTCGAAAGAGGCCGTGCCGGTGACATCCCCAGAGAGGCCGATGGTTCTTGACGTGGCGAGTCTAGTGGAAGTCGAGGCATTGCCCGTAACGGCTCCCGTTACAGGGCCATTAAACGAGATTGCAGTCAGGGTTCCGCCTGCATTCCAAGTCGGCGCACCCGTAGAAAGTTTGTCGGGGGTGATGCTACCCGCCAGCATCGTGTTGGTGATCGCACCGGCTGCGATACCACCCGCAGACTGCGGAACCCACGCAGGGGTCGCGCCGGCAGACGAGGCTTGAAGGACGTAGGGGGCCGATCCAGATGCGGTTGCTGTAGGTGGTAGGCTGCTTGCCGTCGCCTCCTGCACGAGCATGGTGAGCTTATCCAATGCCCTTTCATGGGTCAAAGCAGGGAAGCGATCCCCGGTAGTGTAGGAGGTGAGTTGAGTCTTGGCAGTATTGCGAGTGATGATGACCTGGGAGGTCGCAGGAACAGCGGAGGTCGTGACGATACTACCCGTCGAGCCTGACCCTCCTGTGACCGTGTATCCCATGCCATTGACCAGAGTCGTAGGCACCCCTGCCGTGCTGACTACCACCAGTAAATCCGTCGAATCAAAGAACTGAAACGGCACAGTATATGCCGCACTTGTGGAGGCATTTCCTGTGTAGGTAACAGAAGAAACGGTGGTCGAAACGGACATTTCCGCTACTACTAACCTTCAATGTTAGTCGTGGCAAGGGAAATGTTTAGTCGCCTAAAGACTGAAATCTGCGGAGGATTTCCTTCCTGCGCTCAACCGCCGCATCAAACCTCTGTTTGTCATCCTCGTCCAAGGACTTGTAGAACTCATGGTCATGATCCTTGCTGCCCGTGAAGGGGTGATTGACGCTGGATTTGAATCCCTTGCCGATGTCGGCCTTCTTCATGCCGCCCTCCACAAGGCGGTCAATTTCCTTCTTGGCGGCTTCTGTGTCGTTGTCCTCTAGGGCATAGCGTAGTTGCTGGTACTTGCTGACGGGATAGGTTCCCTTCTGCTCATCCTCTGGGTAGTTCTTTTTGACCCAATCATGAGCGAGGGGGTAGACCTTTGTAATCGGACTATACCTATGCACTTGGATGCCGGTAGCAGATAGGATCTGCTCAAGTGGCGAGATCGGGTTGACCTTGCCGCCTGTCGTCCATTGGCGAGTGAGCGTCTGCATTGGCAGGGGGACAATGCCGGCCATGATGTCGGTAATGGCGTCCCCGGCGCTAGTGCGCTCGCCTCGGTAGTTCACCCCAAAGATTCCCTCCTGCAAGAAGCGCCCAAAGATAGGGGAGATACGCCCCCCGATAAAGCCTGCGGGGTTTCCAAAGAGCTTGTAGATGTCCTCCGGAACGGAACGCATCCCGTAGTATTTATTGCCAAAGCGCATTTCAAAAGGGTGATCGAACTCGGCATCATCATTGGTGAGAACCTTCTGAATCGTTGCCGCAACGAACTGCGTTGCCGCAAGGAATGCCAAGGCTTGAAGCTGCTCCGATCCAACTTTTGCACCAGCAAGAGCTTTAAGGGACTGCCCCACGAACCTAGAACGGGCCTCTAGGAAGTCAGGCGCAAGAAGGGCAATCTGCATGGCATGGCGGATCGTAGGGTTATGACCCATCTCTGTGTAGTTCAGATGACCGTAGGCGGCGTTGCTCTGCTTGGCAGACAGCACCTTCACTTGCCACTCTGATGCGGTTCCGCTTGCGAGGTCGTCCTTGTACCTCTCCATGTTGCGCTCAAGGATATGCTCGTAGGTCTTGAGCTTGAGGCCGGGGATATACCGGCTAAAGAGCCAATGCTGGTAGGCGTCCACCCTGTCGGCGGCTTCCGTGGTGAGTCCCCATCCGATCTTGCGGAGACCCATTGTGATTAAGTTGGAGTTATTGCTTCCGACTCCCTCCATGAAGAGGGATTGGGATAGCCTGTCATGGGCAATCATCAACCCATGCGCGGCGGCATCCGCCTGCCTGGGGTCTCGGAGGTCGATCTTTGGAATGTCGGTGAAGGGATTGACTCTGTGACCTAGTGCGTGGATGCCTTCCTGCACCTGGTGGAACGGGGAGAAGGAAAGCATGGTTCCCTTCACGATGCCCTGACTCTTGATGAACTTGTCGGCCACCCACTTGCCTCCATTGAGGAATGGGTTCTCTGACTTGGCCTGCAACCACTTGGTGATGGCGGATGTCCCAAGGGCATTCTTAAGGTGACTTTCCACCTCTGGGTGAACCGCTAGGTCTCCCTTGACCATGATGTTCGCACCAAGGTCATCCTTGCCGGCAAACGTCCAATCATGGAGGGCGGGTTGATCCACAATCTTGTAATCCTCATGCCCTTCTTTTGCTAGGTCAGGGTAGACTAGATGCGTCTCCTGCTCGCCATGCTCCCCTGCTGTTGCCCTGCCGCCTCCACGGGGGGAAACCAACGGCCTCCCATCCGACGCCTTCCCCTTGCTCAAGTCCGCCACAAACCGGCGCGAGTTGATCGCGTTGTTCATGTCGTTCATGTAAAGCCCAAGGAGCTTCGCAATGTCCTTGGTCTGGGCCTTATACGGGGCGGGGTTGCCGTCCTTATCGGTGACTTGCTCCCCTTCAAAGTAGGAGTCAAACACGCGGGTCTGGCTGAACTTAAAGAACTCCGATAGGCGCTTTGGTGAAGTGCCAGAGGGAGGTTGCGGTTCCTGCTCAAAGACATGGGGGACATAGTTCTCCCTATGACCCATATCAATGCCGTACTTCTTGGCGCGGCCTTCTAAAATGTTAAATGCCTGCTTCACCTTCTGGGCAACGGCTAACTCCTCTGGGGTCAGATTCAGCGCGGCCTCGTAGCCGGCCTTCAGCTTGGCGTCTACGGTCGCTGCCGCACGTTCACGCAGGAGATTCTTGTCTCCGCCTGCCTCGATCCAGTTAGTGATGCCGTCACGCTTTGCGGCGTCAGGAACAGACTTCTCAATGCTCTTTTGAACCCGTTCGATTTCGTTGGTGCTGCCTTGGCTTCTGGCGCTCCACTTGAGAACTTCACGCTTGAAGTCACTATCGGCGGGAAGGTCGCGCACGGCAGAGGCGATCTTGCCGGCTGCGATCTTCGCCTTGTCCTTGAGGGTGAGGGGAGGGGGGATTTTGTTGGGGCTTTCCTGCACGACGCCATCGGACACCTTATACTGTCCCGGCTCCTCAAGGAGTCCTGATTCGCGCCATGAGTAATCTCTTGCAACAGCATCCACAAGAGGCAGTTGGTAAAGTGTGCCGGCCTCGGTCATCTTGCGAACAAACGGCCTCCATGCGCCCGAAGCAATCGCTTCTTCCGCGCCCATCGGCACGCCTTCGGGAGAGGCATCAGGAAGAGAAAGGGCAATGGCATACGTTCCGTGTTTGGATGACTGCTTGAGGATTTCCCCCGGCGTCACATCCAACGGATGCCGATCAACGCTGATAATCCCGTGGCGAGTGTTTAGATTGAGAACGTGAATCATGCCAGGGTCTGCCGTTTGAAGGGTGGCTCGGATCATTGAAACCACGCCGGCCCTATCGACCTTTAATGCCTCGCTCGCGGGGGTCGCCTCCCAATCCGCCATCGTCCCCTCTTTGAGGTCATCGGACTTGGGGATTGTTTGCAGCTTTGGCTTGAGCTTGGGATTGCGCTTTACGTTTTCTCCGTGAAGTCCCTCTTGGTTGAAGCTGAAGTACGTTTCCCCGTTTGTGATAACGTGATCTAGAAGGGGGGACTGCATCATTTTTGCTACTTCGTCAAGCCGGCGGGTGAGTCTTCTGTCCGCCTCGCTGGGAGTCGGGTCTCCGCTTGGGTGGTTATGCATCAGCATCCACCCTTGGATTTTTCTCCCAAGATCGCCGGCGACTTGCTTTCCTCGCTCAACGGCTCGCATGATTTCCCTTGGGTGGGCAATCGACTCATTAAGAGACCCAATGGAAACCAACTCCGAGTGAATCACCTGATTAGAGTTATCTAGGACGGCAACCTTTAGGCTCTCAAAGAACGGGGTGCGGTGGGCAAGGTTATGCGCCGCCAAGTCCGCCGGGCTGTTGATAATGGCCCCCTGTATAGAAAACGGAACAGGATCGCCCTTGGCGTAAGCCTCGATTAGTTTGGAAAGAGGGATGCCGTTTTTGATGGCATTCTTGACTGCCTCAACGTCGCCCTTTAACAGCCCCCTGTAAGCGGCGGCTTGCTCTTCGCGTATTTGTCGAAGCTCGTCCCTATCCACTCCTGCGGCATCGGATACGCCTTGTTGCGGGTACGGCTCTTCTGATGCCCTGGCAACTTGCTGAAGGGCTTCTCCTGCTTGCTCTCTTTTTTCTTGCGGGACATGGACTAAATCAAGGTAAGCCTGAATATCAGGGTTTTCCAAAGAAAAGTTTTTTATTCGGTCGCTATTTACGTTTGATTCATTTGCCTGCTTCTCCCTTACCCAATCAATGAACTCCCTTACAGGAATCCTTTCCAACTTCATAGAGGAACGTGGGTCAACCACCCCCAAGATAAACTTTCCATCAGGGCTTAATTCGGCGTCATTCCATTCAGCCAGCAAGTCATTGACCCCATCCCTTCCTAGCCTCTTGACTAACTGCGGAAGCGATTCTTTAGGCGCCGTCATTTGACCCTTGGGCGTCTTCAGCCAATCAATCGGAAACTTCTCCTCTTTGCCATCTGGGAATCTCACCAAGAGATTAGTGTCTAGCGGGTCTTTGCTGCGTTCTCCGATCACCTCAACTTCTGTTCCCTTCGGAAAATCACCCCATTGCCTTGAGATGGTCTTTTTGGGGTTAGTTGACTGCGAATCGGGAAGCGTTTCGTCGGGTAGTGACTCTGCTTCTCCTGTTGGGATATTGCCCTCCCCTGCCGGCATTTCTACCTTCCCGCTAGAAACCTCCTCCGTTGCCGTAGTCCAATCGTTTGTCGGCTCGGTCTCGGCTCTCTTTGCGGCGTGTTCGTCTAGGGCAAGCGTGAGGGCTTGATGCGCGGCCTGCGGGTCATCAGTCACAAAGACGGGTTGATGGTTGCCTTTCTCATCAGGGGAAATGACGGCAATCTTCCCATCTGGCAAGGTCTCTACCTTGGGCGCGGCGGGGTCTTGGGCTAACGCCTGCGCCTTCTGCGCCTCTCTCTCTGAAAGCTGAATGCCCTGCTCTTTCTGCTCCGGGGTGACGCTGGACAACTCGGAGGCAAGGGTCTCTGGTCGTGTCTCTGGAGGGGTGGCGGCAACTCGCTCTGCGGCCTCCTGCGAGAGTCCCTGTTTAACGAGGTTGGCGGGGTCTTCAGCAATCCTATTAAGGGCTTCCCTGTCCACGGGCCTGCCGGCATGGAAGAGGCTAAAGACTGCCGCCATTGCAAAATCCTGCGGTGCGTTCACGAAGACTCTGTGCAAGTCGCGCCCGATTTCGGAGTCCTTGTTCCACTCTGGGTCAATCTCATGGATCACAGAGTCCCCAATCGCCTCGACTACACCGGCTCCCGTGAATCCTGCACCAGAGATTGCGGTATTGAGGGCGTACTTGGAAACGGCACCAGATGCCACTTTCTCAATCGCTCGCTCAATGGAGGGGAAGGCCCCTGTCATTCCCCGAAGTGATATGCTCATAAGGGCAGTCTGTGGGGCGGCTATTGCGGCACCATAGGTC